AGTACGCATCCGCATCACCTGTCGTTCCAACTTGGAATGATGCCTCAGTGCTATCACAAGCAAACGTTTCCGTCACTTCAATACCCACATCAATAATAGTACCCTTCATACCCGTTGGCCCCTTAAAGGAGAAAACGGTAGGTGTTCCATTACCCATGTCTTGAACAGCACCGGATTGAATGCGCGTAGTTACAGGATTTGAATAACTCATAATAAGCCTCCTATGCCGCGCTGTCCCAAATCACAATACGTGTTTGGGCTGCTTGTGTGTGAACGATACCGAAGCCGCCTAGATAGTACCAAGCGATGCCACGATCACGCCCGAAGTCACCCGGAATTTTACCCCGCATTTCTTCTGGGACTGCAACCGCTTCAGCAACAGTATCCTCTCCAAAGAACACGATCCAGTCAGACAAACCATTCGTCCACGCAGTAGCCGCTGTACCAATGCTACCCTTCGCTTTGAATGTTTGCTCAACAAACCGTACTCCATCGTACCGACCAATTTCCCCATTCATGATCATACGAAAACCCTGATCAACATACTGCTTGATGGATTCAATATCATCTACGAATGCGCGGAAAGTTGTAGGCCATGCAATGCAGTAATAGTCGTCACCCGTATAGGCGGGAATATTACGCTCTTTCATGGTATCGACAATCGACTTCACATGTTCTTTGCCCATCGCTACGTTGTTCGTCAGCGTGGCAGTTCCGTTTGTGGTCAAAGTGACCGCAGACGTATTGGTGCCAGCAGTAGGAACAACTCGTAAAGCTGCGCTATTAAACTGTGCAGAAGCAAGATTATCGAAAGCCTTCTTGGCATCGGTCTTCAACACTTTCCTAATTACTTCGGCCACGGGTTGCTCAGATAGGTCATCCAACTTACCAGTCCACGGAACGCTGTTGCCAGCCTCCGTAATGGTCATGGTGCCTTGAGAAATCGTGAACGAGGTCTCCGGAATAGTATTGGTTTCAACGAGCGTGGAACCTTGGGTTCCAACATCGCTGAACACGTTCCAGTGAAATGTATCGCCTCGATGTAACCCCTGATGGGCCGCATCTTTGACATCACAGAACTGTCTAAACTTGACAATAGGCTGTACTGCCATTCTCAACTGTCTGCTGAGATTTAAGGCATACATATAACCACCGGAGGTGCTAACTGACCATACTTGTCCAGCCATTTTACTACCTCCTAATTGTTATAACATTTGGCCTCTAGATTCCTTCATTTCCTTGATGATATCTGAAGTGCTCAAAGGAGCGGGTTCATCTTCACCAATCTTTGAGGAGCCAGTGGCCGCCTTTGGGTTTTGCACAATTTTCTTTTTGCGCTCCACCCTTTCGTTTTTATTTGGGGAAAGAAATTCTTTCGCCCATTGTCGCGTCGATTCAGCAGCCTCTTGCATAATCTGTTTTGGTGTCCAATCGGGGTGTTCCTCGGTAAGGGCAACGGTTCGATTATCCGCGACTGCGCGCAACTCAGAAACCCCAGCAACATCTGGATACTCGCTATCAAACCACTTGACTGCATCTTCAAGTGACTTCTGGTAAGCCCATTGCTGTTGTCTTTGAGTCTGCGCTCGCTGCTGCGCTAAGGTTCTACCTAGAACCTGTTCAACAACCTCTTCGACATTCTGGGTAGCAGGTTGACTGCGCCCTCTGTGTCCCAAGGCTTTAGTAAACAATTCTGCGGCTTTATCCGCATCATCTTCATAAAGGGCCTGATGATACTGTTTAATTAAATCAGAATCACTCTCCCCCTTCTCTGGAACCGCGTCTTCCGATGGCGGCACTTCTTTTTTGACCTCTTTGGTCTGTTGCTTTTGCATATTCTGAACATACGCATTAAGTTGAGCTTCTCGCTCTTGAACCCTTCTGCCATATTCAGCGGCTTCTTCAAAGCGTTTTTGGGACGCCTTGTCTTTCTGGTGGGATGCTTTTAGATCATCAAATGGTACTTGTATATCCTCACCATCAACTTTTATAGTGGTATACCACGAGTCTCCATCTTTAAAAAATGGTGAAGACTCTTCCTCAACAGATTTTTCTTCTTGTGGTTCTTCAGACGCAAGAACATCTTCCACTTCCTCTTGAAATTCTTCGTCGCGTTTAACGGCGATTGCATCCATTGCTTTTTGACGCTCAGATACATACTCCTCTTCAGAGATTTCCGGTTCAGTAACCTCTTCAGCATCGTCTTTATATCCTTGCCCTACTTCTTCTTCAGTTGCATCCACTTCTGGGGTAGCATCTTTATCTGCCATTTCTCAGTCTTCCTTCATGTGTCTCCCGCCTCTCTATATTTTGCAATCGCTTCCGCATTATCTCCATCGGTTATTATCGCATCCAACCAATGGAGTAACTTTAGCGGGGTAGCGAGATTGTTTGAGATTTTGCGGTATTGTTGAAGTTCTTCCTCTGAAGAACCCACCCACTCCTGCATTGCCATCTTTTGAAACGCTTCAATACCCTCACGGTAATCACTGATAGCCCTTCCTGCAATTGTCAATCCAGTAGGAGTTCTTATAAATTCTTCTGTGGCGTGTCCTATACGGACCCGTTTGATAAGATCTTCAGCGTTCAAATCGCTGGGATTATAGTAATCCATTCTTACCCCACAGCAAACGGAATCTTATTGTATCTGTCTCTTTCAATGGTTCCAGCCTTCCCTCCGGCTCGTATTTCTAGCTCTCTCTCTATTTCTTTGTCGTCCATCTCACTCAAGAGAGCCTCTCGTTGAAGCAACAATTCTCCGCGTTTAGTCACAGAGTCTTGATGCTTGATTTGCGCTTCTCGAATATCAGTTTGTTGCCCTATTAGCTCTCTTTGAAGATCTGCTTGAGCCTTAATTTGAGCAACTTCCTTATCACCAACGGACTTCACTTGCTCGATCTGCATTCTTCCCTGCGTCTTCTGCTGATCTGTAGCAATTATATTCTGAAGTTCTTGTAGCGCTTTCTCCATCTCAGCCATCCTCGGATCTTCTTCCGCATCCCACAGAATGAATCTTGACCCATCCTTGAACCCAAGTTGACCGAATATTTCCTTTGTTAATTCTGGCAAGTTTATCTTTTCCGCAACACCCGGAAATTGTGCCAATGTATTAACACCAAATAATAAGTTTTGAACTCTCTTCATTGGATCTGTCGCATTCAATCCCACGTTGACCTTTAACAGAACATCCTGCCGGAGCAGTTCATCCATCATTTCATCCATCTTAAATTTTGCAAACTGCTGTTGCGCGGCTTCACCAGCCACAGACAGGATGATTGAATCTGTCTCGTAGTATTGCTCAAGGCGTAAAAGTTGCTTGAGAGTTTTCTCTACCCATGTATCGGCAAAAGTTCTGAGCGTGTACTCAGCAATAGTGCTACTGGAGCCAGCAAGTAAGTTCATCCCACCCACTGTCTCATTCAAATTCCTAGCACCCTGAACAGTTGACGTTGAGAAGTTACCCTGCAACTCATCGAAGTCCATATTTATTCGATCTTGCTCTGCGTATGCAGACCCAGTAACATCTCTAGTTTCAACAATCCTCACATCTGTATCAGGATCATCCATCTCGACCGCGCCACCCGGAACAGATCTAAATAATGCATCAAGATCAATGTTCCTATCACGGCGTATATGATACCGCTTATTCATGGCTAATTTAACATTATCGAACCGCTGGTTCCATATATCATTAGCCGCCGCTTGAAGTTCTTCTGTTAACTCCACCGTTCCTGATGGATATGTCTTGTGCGCCTCTAGATTAACAGCGCCCATCACATAAGGACGCTCCTCATCCCTTAGCCAAGGAAACATTTCCCTTAACGGTTTAGCATCTGTGAGCATGACCTCTGTGCCAGCGGTAAAGTAACAGTGGTCTACCCCATCCACCTTAACAATATTTTTGTGTACCCAAATTATCCAAAAATCTTTTAGCTCCCCATACTCTGCCTCATTCTCTTTGGGGTCCATTCTAGGTTCATCTCTAACCAATCGAGTAGTATTGTCCTGCTCGGACTGATCAGTTGTAGAAAGCAATTCCTCATCAGTGACATCCAGCCATTCCCCGGACTTGATTTTTTCCCTTACATCCTGAAGATACATGGGAATAAGATGAACAATATAGGGAGAAGACTTTATTGGATCTGCCCAATCAGCCGCCGGATCAATTCTTATATTTTCCGGGGAAATAAGCTCTATAACTGGACGATCCTTTATAGCTGTTATTTGCTCATGAATCTGAGGCTCACCCTCCTCATTCATGATGGGCTCATTTTTATTATCGACCTCTATGTAAGACTCTTTTGCCTCATGGAAGTCCCAATACTGATGAGATATACACACACCCTGAACAGCCGCATCCTGCAAAGCGGCTACCATTGTTTGAAACCAAGGAATAGTATTGGTCAATCTGTATTGCATGATAGACTGAGCCACGACTGCAGCCGCAGCCTGAATTTCATCATTAGAGTTTGCTGGCTCAATACTAACTACATCTTCATTCGTAAAGAATGCAACGGTCATCGCAGCTTGAAGATTCCTTACAGCAGTTCTAGTCTTAGGTCTAAAAAACTTAGATCTCTTTTCGTACGCTGAGGTGTTATATTTAGAACCCGGAGGATGATTACTATTAAATAAAGATAAACTCTTTTCCCATTGAAATCTTAAATTAGCATCTAGGTAATCAGTAGAACCATCATAAATCTGTCTGGCTATCCTAATCCACTTATCCTCTTTTGGCGCCTCCGATTCAATAGTATTGACTGAATCTATCCCCACATTAAGGGGCGGTTGTGGATTCATTAAAGACATTAAGCAGTCCCCGGACTAAAGTCCCCATCTAATTGACCCTTGTAATCCATCGTAAGGTCCATGTATCTTTCTTGATTAAACCCATTGGTTTTTTGCCTATACCTCTCTAGAATCTCCCCCCCCGCCAATGTAACTGCTCGGTAATCATTATCAATCTTATCTTCGTGAAGAACAAATCCCCAATTACCAGACAAAAGCATGGACTTTACTGTAACAACTCCATCCATTACATGAACGGCCCATAACCATCCGGGATATTTCTTGTCAAGATGCTCTGCCACATTCTTGGCAGTAGTATGATCAAGACCTGTTCTAATGTCCGCTCTTTCGATTTCCATACTTTATCCTTTTCTTGGGCTTATAAAAAACCTTATTACCATTATCAAAAACATACTGCTTTACTGGTGCACTCAACTCCGGGTCCACTTTATAACACAACTCTGACCAATTAAACTGGGTTTCTTTCTTTGACATTATATTACCTGCACTGATGGTAAGAATTTTGGCGCTCTATGCTGTGGATCTGGTTTCTGACCGGATAAAATAGCATCATATGCAGAAGGATCAAAACTAAAAGTCTGACCTACCGATGGTCTGGTGTCTATAAAGTCATCCCAACTCTCAGATTTAGATTCCCAATCCCCAGTTATTGTATCCCATAGAATGTTCTCTGGATTTATATCTAAAGCACCAGACGGAACCAAAGCGAAATGTCCTGAGACTGCATATGGAGTATGCATAGTTGTGGTCATAGACCCAGACGGTATATACGTCAAATGCAGGATATCAAGTGATGGCGCAGATGAAGATAATGAAAAACTATTTTTAGCAGGTTGTATAATAGTACCAACAGCAACAGCAGGAATAGTCAATGTATCTACAGGATTATCCCAATCACCAGTAACTGTAGTCCATGTTATACTAGAAGAATAACTGTCCCATTCATAGTTAGCTACAAATTGAATAGCTCCTGATTCAACTGAAATTATTGTTCCAGTAGGAGAAGTAGGAGCAGAGCTAGAGAGTGCTATACTGCCTTTAGCAGGAGAAATACTTGGACCATCCCAGCCCCTGCTAAATTTGGAATCATTCCAATCTCCAGTAGTTGCAGCCCATGTAGTAATTGACATTATTATTTTTCCTCTACCTAAATGGTGGTCCTAAGAACCAATTAACTAGTGAAAATCGTTTTCCTTTTATAACTAGTTTAGCTTCATGTTTTAAAAATAAGGGAAAAAATACTAACGTTCCCTTCTCCATCCAGACCGTTCTCCGTGATAAATTTAATATCCTTGACAATGCCTATCTGGCCTACATTATCAACTGGTATTAAAGACATTTGTTACCATAACCCTATTGGACAAGATGTTGATTTAATCCGAACTTTGATTGGCATGAGACAACCACATTTTTTACAAAATCTCCCGCCATAATGCTCGCAAGATTTGCATATACTTAACCTTGCCCTACCATAATCCGGCATTTCTAAACTAAATACGCCACTACCAGCACAATCCTTACATGGAAATTTAAGTTTTAGGATAACGGGCCTTTATCTCAGCTACTTGCGTTTGCCATGCTGATAAGCCATTTTCCGTTATAAATTCAATTTGCTCTTCCACAGGGCCATACGCCAATACTCTATTCTGTAGCCATGTACCCTCAACGAGATTCCATTTTTGTTTCCATACATCACCAACTAATTCAGGCTCGCCCAATTCTGCCAAATAGCCTTCCTGAACTGGAGGATCAACTTCCTCTATATCTGGTTCTTCAAGTTCAGAAATTTCTTTTGGAACAAGTGTCCACGCTTGAACCCAGTCTGAACCACTCTTCTGCAAACCCGCAGAAACAGCCCTCCATCCCGGTTTATGTGGTATCTCAGGTTCTACAACACGAACAATGTTATAATCTCTAGCCTCTGGACGAGATAAAAAATCTGCTGGAAAGGAAGTGTCAGGATAGTCCACTTTCAAATCGCGAATTAAGTATGGACTCTTTATAACGCTATCATTTACTACTTTTGCATACAGCATAATTTATTCCTCATATTTCAATTATTTGAATGGTGGCCCTACAAACCACACAACTAGTGAATATCTAGTTCCTTTGGTTACTTTAGAAACCCTGTGATCCATAAATGAAGGGAATACTATGATAGATCCAGCTTTGTAGAATTCTGGAGTTGAAATATTAAATCCTTCATTCCCATAGGAGCAAAACTGTAATTTTCCACCTTCATAATCATCATTAAGAAGTATTGCCATACTTAACTTTCTAATTCTTCCGTCCAAAAAATCATTATCTGGTTTATTGTATGCAGATAATGAATCTGAACCGCCATCTCTATGCCAATTATAAAAAGCACCAGTTTCATATTTTGCTAACTGTATACTTTCTGCACCACGAATATCAAAGTTCCATCCAGCCATTTTATTGGCACCTTCCATATATGGCCACACTAAATCATATAACCATTGTTCATTACACCAACCTACTTCTGTTATTCTAGCTTCCTTATCTACAACTTTTTTTGATGTTTCCCCTATTTTGGCCCTTTCAGAATTTTTGGTATTAAATAGATTCTGTATTTTATTACAGGTTTTTCTATCCAGTTCATCAGAAAAATACCACCACTCATAAGTCAGCCTCATTTATGTGATGGCTATAGTATGAGTGCCTCCATCGCCCCCTTTACCGCCCCTCTTTTCACTAGTGCTACCAGTAAGAACAATAGTTCCACCAGCGCCACACCCAACACACGATCCTCCACGTTTACCCTGCGCCTCAATAGTACCTCCACTATTTATAGTTAAATCACCACCAACAATTAACCAGATTAAACCGCCCACTCCAGTTTGACCTGTTTGGCCAACACCACAACCTGCCGCGCCGGGGTTTCCTGCGCCACCGCCAGAGTTGCCTTTATTATGAACCAAATAATCATTGGCATAATATGTGCTATCTTTATGAACGTGAAAATTATAAATCAATGTATCTTCTGGGACTTCCTCATAATCAATGGATTCAACTTTAACTTCGCCCTTTCCGTTACGGTAAAGAGTATCTCCTTGTTCAATTTCAAAACAATGTTTCCATCCGTTCTGAGTCATAAATGGATGTTTCCCAGTAACAAATGGTTTCTCTCCGTTAAACCCAAAAAGTCTTTGATCCTCTATTGGCCCAGACCACGGTTTACCAACCTCTGAACTACCCTTGTCTGTTTTTACAAGATCACCTTCTTCAATTTTAGAAATATTCTTATACGATCCATCGGCTAATTCCACCATTACGCCGTCAACAAAACAAGCGCCACACTGACCAGTAGTTCCAGCGGCACCACCGTGATTAGTACAACTTGATGAAGTGCCTCCGTGACCTCCTCCCGATCCTGCTCCTCCAGCAAAACAACTTCCCTTACTGCCGCTGCCTACCGTACCCGCGTCGGGCGATCCAGTTCCACCGCCGCCACTAGAAATTGTAGTTGCTCCTGTTGTTCCAGCAGTCCCAGCATTTCCATATCCAGATGGGCCACCGCCGGGGTCAGTCTTTCCAGCACCACCTGCTCCGCCTTCTCTTTCAATTTTAAGAATATCTCCATCGCTGGATATCCCTGATTGATTTGCCACAACTGCAACGGCATCATTACCGCATCCCGCGAAATCTGCTGAGGCTAATGTATCTGACCCACCAGAGGTAAAGACGGGGTAGCGCAATCCTGTAGAACTTACTGCAGAAGAATCAGAACCACCAGAAGCGGTAGGATCAGCATTAGCACCCCCTTGTGTAGTTCCGCCAGTCATTGAAAGTGTGCCTGTGATAGAGCAATCACCTTGTACATAAATCAACATTCCTCTACAGGCTTGATCGACAGTAATGGTATCTCCAGATGATATAGTTAAATCAGTGTATTGTTTTACAACCATATCACCATCGTAAGAGCCTACTTTATTGGGAACTGTATAGGTAACATTGCCAGATGTTGTTAATGAACCATCTGAACCATCCCCTAAATAATTTCCGCCTGCACTTGTATTGGCACCACCACCGGCCGCTCCGAATAATCCTACTTTTGCTGATCCTAACGGCATTATTTATCTCCCATGATTAACTTACGTCCGCACCGGCAAGAAAGCCGAGCCAAGTCGTTCCTGCATCCACTGTTGTAAATACCAGAACATCTAAACCGGAAGCGGTCAGGGTTGGCGCAGAGCCTCCGGCCCAATCTACTGCCCCCGGCCAATTAACAGTTTGTGAGCCGCCATTTGTTAAGATAAGAAGAAAAGAACAACTTCTTCCTGTTGCAGAAGGGTTACTAAAAGTAAATGTCTGAGTAGCCGTTGATACTGTAGCAGTAACTACATTACCGGCTTCTATATCAATATCATCAGTACCGCCCCCGGTATCTCCTAAGGCATTTACCGTTTCTCCAATATCTAAGAAATAAGGTCTTGATACCTGATAATCAGCATGATTAACTAGACCGGCAGCAGTAGCAGTTACAACCTTTGAGGCTTCTACTGTACCAAGAGTTGTTATATCGTTATAGTTTAATTCCGCCCCAGTAGCCGTTACCGCAGTTTCT